AGACAGCAATACAACTTTGGAGTGCTCATGGCTCGTCTTTTTAACAAAGTTCTTTAAATTGGAAGGTCGTTTTTTTTTTATAAAATCTTCTTCTTCGTCTATTGCTTCTGCTTCTGCCGCGTTTATTGTTGCTGGTTCTTCTGATTCCTTCGTAGTTGTTAAATCAGTATATTCTTCTTGATAAAAATCTTTATAATCAACTTGTTTAAAATAATAAATTAGTTGTCCTACATAAGTATTAAAACTAGATTGTAAATTCGTATTTATAAATTCTCCGCGCGTCATATCTTTTGTGAGTTGACATATTCTTTTTTTATAAAATTTAACATCTTTAAGAAGGGTTTTATCATTCTCTTGGCTCTTAATATGAATGCAAGGGTTCCGTAAATATTCAAGCGTTATTTTATTTATATAGTCTTCGTCAATTGTTTGTTCTGCTTGTTCTGCTTGTTCTGCTTGTTCTGCTTGTTCTTCTTTTTCTTTTAGTTCCATAGGTTGTAGTATTATATTAGAAGTTGTTATTTTTTAACATTTGACGCGTGGATTCATTAAATAAGATAGAGTGTGAAGAAGCATGGGAAGAAGCATGTAAAGAAGCATGAGAAGGAGCATGAGAAGGAGAAGGTTGAATCGGTTGAAGAGGTTGAACCTCGGTATTTAAATAGGCACATTTTGAATTTTTATAACTTTTAACCTCTTGTAATTTGTATAAATCACTGCTGCTATCAGGAACGTATTTTGTATGTGGAGCATGTTGTAGTGCGTATACTTGATTTTTTAAGATCGATTCCGTATCAATATTATTAATATAGTTACACCATTTACCATTTGTATTACAAGAATTAGAATTAGAATTAGAATTAGAATTAGAATTATAATGTAGTATTACTGCTTTACATGATTCGTGCGGAAGGATAGTATCTATTAGCATAGTACATAAAGTAGATTGAGGCCTCGGTGAAAGTAATGATTCTACATTTTTAAATTGCATGGTTCGTTCTAAAATTCTATCATTCATTAAATTAAGATAATTTGCTGAACTACTTTGAATGTTCATATAATAGTATACAATAAAAAAAAATAGAATAGTATACAATAAAAAATTTATAATCCTATACTATAGTATAGATTACTATGAATGCACATGCGTTAACTAGAAGGTATTTGACGAATCACCAGCTAAAGAAGGAACGTGTTTTAAGTAAAAAGTTCGGCCAAGACATTGCCGAACAGATTACTAGTTTTTTTGTTACTGAACCTATAACAAAAACACAAAGACTCTTTAGAAGAACTCTTAGAATAAGAAGGAATAATAAAAAATTACATTTATTTTATATGAATTTAACAAAATTAGAAAAAGCAGTAAGAACACATCAAAATCTAAATGGTATAGGCTGGTTACAAACAATAAAACCAGAATTATTGGACTTCATAGCTACATATCAGGAAGATGATAGTTATACTACTAAACTACCTGGTATCAATGAAAAGTTACAAGAATTACGTGATAAAATAAATAGTATGACGGAAGTTCCAAGCGACTATGAAAACATAAATCTTCGTAGTCTAATTCGTAGTATCATGCATTTGATCTATGATAATTTTTCTTCAGATACGTTGTGGCTGACTCCGGTCAGAGCAGAACGAGCTACACAAGTATATTATCCACCAATGGGGCAAGGGTTAAAAAAAAAAGAAAAAAAGAAAACAAAAAAAGCAAGAAAGGCAAGAAAAGCAAAAAAAGAAACACCAAAAAAATAAATGCTAAAGGGTACCATAATTACAACATTTTTAACAAATAAATATATAAATAAATATATAAATAAATATATATATAAATAAATAAAAGAAGAAGAAATGGCAGAAGATACTAAAAAAATAAAAAAAGGAAGCCCTATAATCGTACATTCACAAAGTTTGAAGGAAGTATTCGATAAAAAATTGGATAGTAAAATTGAAAAACAAGTAAAAGAGTTATTTTTATCAAAATTTTTTAATGATGACGATTGGAAGTCAATGGAGGTACGCGGGAATGGATTATGTTTATTTTATGCGTATGAGGCTGCTGATAACGATATGTACGAGTGTTCAGTAGAGGATGATGTACTAAAACGTTTTAGTAAAATGGTAGTTGACGGCATAGAGAATTATTTCAAGGCAAGGGAAGAACATGAAAAAATAATATCAAGTGCAGATCTACCTAATATTTTATCAACTGGTAAGATTGATTTAGATTTTATTGAAAACGATGAAAAAAATACAATAAAGTATAATAACTCTGATTTTTCTTTAGAAAATTTTTCTTCAGAAAAAAAAACTCTTACAGAACGTATAACAACAATTTTAGGCTTAGAGAAATTTAATAACTCACCACGCGAATTATCCGTAGTATTAGCATATGCGAATAATCGTAATATTCTACAAATAAGTTATAAGAATATTACAGGTAATCCACAATTATTTTTTGATTTTATTCCTTGTTATAACATTATTGAAAGCAAATCTCAAATATCCAATGATACAACAATATTGTTTTTAAAAACTGGTCATTTTTTCCCAATTTTTCATTCAGATAAAACAATTAAAAACAAAACAATTAAGTTAATTAAAACGATTACAGACAAATATCAAGGCGAAAAATTATTTAACTATGATGTAACAACCGAGAAGTTCAAAAGCAGCGGCACTACACTTAATGATGATATTCAAGAAGCAGAAGCGGCAATAGCACTAGAACTAGAACTAGCACCAGCACCAGCACCAGCACCAGCACCAGCACCAGCACCAGCACCAGCACCAGCACCAGAAAAGACACCTGTCCAAATATTATTAAAAAAAAATATAGTAAACTATTTTAAAGAGAGAAAAGAGAGAAATAGAATAAAGGATGAAAAGGGAGGAGAATAACTATCAGTAGCAACCTTTTATTCTGTTTTGGGTATCAAACCACAACAGAATAAAAAAGATCAATAAACTACCTGACTACAAATTGTATACTTAGAGCAATCAACAATAAAATTAAAATAAGTATAATATAGAATATAAAATATAAAAAGATAGTAGAATAGTATATTACTATTCTACTATTCAAGTAGTATGTGTGGTATTTTTACATTATTAAATCATAGTCAGACAAATTTAACAAATGCGATTATCGAGGAGCAAGCCAAAAAAGGTGAATCAAGAGGACCAGAGTCTTCTAAAGTACTTACCACAAATAAAATGTTTTTAGCATTTTATAGACAAGCCATTCATGGCTTAGATAAAAAATCAGATCAACCTCTTCACTATAACAACAAAGTTTTGATTTGTAATGGAGTGATATACAACTACAAACATTTGTTCAAAGAAATAAATTGTAAACCAACCACAAATTCGGATTGTGAAATTATTATTCATTTATATGAAAATTATGGATTGGACTATACCTTACAATGTTTAGATGGAGTGTATGCCTTTGTATTAATTGATTATAACATTGATAAAATTTTTATTGGGCGAGATAAATTCGGTGAACGACCATTCTTTTACGTATCGAATAAATCCAATTCGCCAAAATTGGATAGTATCTCAGAAAAAAACATACTTGGATTTGCGTCTACTATGAAACAATTGTATTTTTTTACACAAAACCATAAAGACCTCAATTATTATGGAGAAAATAATCTGAAAATTGAAGCAATGGATCCAGGTAGTTACATGATCTTAGAGAAATCCTCCAATGAAAAATGGTTTATCGCAGCACACCATAAGTATGAACCATTTTATCTGACACGACTTAGTCAGCATTGCGAAGAAATTAATATGACTATGATTACAAATAATATTCATGATATCTTTTTTGAAGCGGTGTATAAACGAGTTATTACAACCAATCGACCGATCGCATGTTTGTTGTCTGGAGGGTTGGATAGTAGCATTGTAGCTGCCATAGTAAGCAAACTATGCGATAAACCTATTCAAACCTATAGTATTGGCCTAGAAGGATCGGAAGACTTAAACTATGCCCGTGAAGTTGCTAATTTTATCAAATCAAATCATACAGAAGTGATTGTTTCTGAAGAAGATTTTTTTGCGTCCATACCAAAAGTAATTGAAACAATTGAAAGCTATGATACTACAACGATTCGCGCGAGCGTTGGTAACTTATTAATTTCTCAGTATATTTCTGAAACCTCGGACGCAAAAGTAATTTTTAATGGAGATGGCAGCGATGAATTAATGGGAGGGTACTTATATATGAATCATGCGCCAGACGCATTAGAGTTTGATAATGAATGTAAACGACTTTTGAAAGACATTAGTAGATTTGATGTATTGAGGTCTGACATGTCAATTTCAAGCAATGGACTCGAACCAAGAACACCATTTTTGGATTTGGATTTTGTAAACTTTTATTTATCAATTCCAGCAAATTATAGATTTGAAACAAACAAAAAACAAGAGAAATATTTATTTAGAAAAGCCTTTGAGAGAGAGTATTTACCAAGTAACGTGTTATGGCGTAAAAAAGAAGATTTTAGTGATGGAGTAAGCAGCAAAGATCGGTCATGGTATAAAATAATTGAAGACTTTGTAAGTAAACAAAAAACAATCAAATATAATACTGAGAGTCTGTATTCTCATAATAATCCAGAAACCTTAGAGCAATTGTATTATAGAACCATTTTTGATAGTCTTTATAAAAATCAAAGCCATTTGATTCCCTATTTTTGGATGCCTAAATATGTAGATGCTACGGATAGTAGTGCTCGCTCTTTAAGTATATACGACGATGAAACTAACTACGATGGCCTATTAGAAGATGAATTATTAAATGAGGATTCTCTTTTAACGGATGAGGATGAAGATTCATTCTTAAATGATGCGGAAGCACAATTTGAGAACATTGATCTGGATAATTAACTGGATAATTAACTGAAAAAACGCTTTATTCGGACGAATAGTTCTTGACCATCAGTTTTACTACCATTCTTTCTTTCTTGACTGCCAATCATTGTATTCATTTTAAAAAACGCTGTAATTGCATTATTAAATTCATAGAATGGAATATTACAATTTAAATTGTTACAAAAACGAGAGGTAAGTGTTGTAATTGGTAATTCCATACTATATGGTTGAACTTTTATGTAAACAACGTTATTTTTGTCCATTTCAGGATGATACATGTCATCAATAAAACAAATTTTTGAACGAGTTGGTATTTTTGTTGTCATAAAAAAATCCGTTAATGTTTTATTATACGTAGTTCTTTTTTTTTCAATTTGAACTCCATTTATTTTGTACGCGCCAATATGACTATCAAAGAGTTCATAGTTTATTTTTTTTTCTATAAATTTAATGATCCTTCTAGCCCATTGTTTTGGAGCATTATTATTTGTATAAATACAAACTTTGTCTAATTCTTTATTTATTTTTTTTTCTTTTAAAAAGTTCATAATTTCAAAAAGGTTGGGTCTAAAATATTCTGGAAATAAAGCTAATAAATACATGAACTCATTTTCAGTTAATTTTTTTTTCTTCAAAACTTCTATTGAATTACAAAATAAGCCAAATTGTTGAAAATACCCTAAGGTTTCATCTAAGTCAAAGATGACGACACGCAATTCTTTATTTGTCATAATTACATATAAGATAATAAAAAATAATTGTTAACTTGTTTCTGTTAAACTTGTTTCTGTTAAACTTGTT